TCACAAAATCGATCTCACCCTAATTCTTAACCACGCCATCACTGCCGGGTCATCAACCAGTGACGCCCGCAATTGAACATATCCGATTTGATTTGATCCGGCCTTAATCGTACAGCTATTTCCGCTGATCGACGTAATCGTCGCTAAGGTTGTTGATGATACCCTATCGTCCGCGAATAAAGCCCAAGATACGGCCTTTTCTGTGGTTTCGACGCCATTCGCATAGACTCGCGCTGTGTAGGTTTTGGTTTGGTTGTTGTAAATCTCTGCTGAGCCTTCAATCGAAATGCTGTAGGTAACCGCATTACTGACTGTAACTATGACAGTGTCAAAAATCATTGTCATCGTCGCATTCCGGGCCGTAATCGTCGCTGTACCTGCTCCGACTGCAGTAATGATGCCTTGATCATTAACGACAGCGACATTTTCATCAGACGATTCAAATCGAATCGGACCTAACCCATTGACAGCCAACGGATAAGACTGTCCGACAGTTAACGCGATACCCTCATCCGCAAAATTAATCCGGCAAGCGCCATAGCCTGCGATGTGATTGACGTCGTCAGTTCCGATTAAATCTTTTTCCGCGTATATGTTGATTAATCCTGGTTTTGTGTAATTATCAATTGTTTTAACGATAAAAACATCATCATTCACAAAAAACCGCGCATTTTCTTTGATTTTTTTCGTCTCTGTATTCTCAGGAACGACGACAACGATACGGTTTTCATTTAAATCGAGAAATTTTTCAAACGACATGCGAAATGAAAGCGCTTCAACGTAAGCAGGCGAACGAACGAAATAGCAGTTATTATTGAAAACGATTTCAAACGGCATCCGACGCATGATGGCCTTATACTTGCTGTATCGAGTCGCATTTTGCTCCGAAATTACGACAAACCTTTTCCCCTCCCACTCAATCACATCGCCGCGATTAAGCGCAAATAAAGCATGTATTCGCCTATCGTCGAAATTTTCATTGATAACTTCATTCGTAATGATTACTCTTTTCTCTTCCCCATTCACGCGAACATCTTCACCAGCCAGCATCAACAGCGTCGAAAAATCATCGTTTGATGAAAAATCGAAAAAATTAAGCATTTTTTCACCTCATTTTCCACCTTTAGAAGCCCAAAATTAAGGGGGGGAATACATTTATATTCCCCCCACAAAAACACCCTCAAAAAACCCTTGATTTTACTGCATTTTTTACGGTCTAAATGTGGAATTTTCGGTTGGTTTTACGTCTGCGGTCGCGTTCTCGTCGGATTTCGTCCGCGCAGGCGGAGCAGTATTTTTGACGGTTTGACGATTTAATCATCGGCAAACTGCAATGTTCGCAGGTATCGTCCGCCTCAGCCGCAAAATAAGCGGCCTCAAGCTGAGGGTCGATAGGCAAAACATATTTTTCAAAATATTTTCATTTTTGGTCATCAACATCGTCGAGGAAAAAAATGCACTTCTCTTGGTCCTGCGGATACCAGCGGCATCTATCCGCTCCATAAAAGCAGGCACAAGCGTTTTTTGCTAAGGATCTTACTAGATCAATAATATCACGCATCATTTATCACTCCCACCAAACAACATAAACATGCGATTGTAATATTCTTGCATGGACGCTGTTGCTGTCCGCAACATTGCTCTTAATTGATCAATGCGGCTCTGCAGATGCTCCGCAAACTCTGATACTGTCATGTCATCGAGTTTGTACGCCCGCATAAGATGTGGTTGATTAGCGATCGACTCCAACACATGCAGTGCGGCTTCGCAGATTTGTCGCCGGTTTTGGGTAGGAAGATAGGTTTCTGCGGGCTCAAGCCCGACTTCTTCGAGGAAAATGGACAGTTCGTCGTCCGCGAAGTTGATGCCTTTAATTTCCATTTTTAGTCTGTCAAGATTGTTCATTTTTTTCATCTCCTAATTCCTCTAATTTTTCTAAAGAAGCTAAAGTTAAAATAAAAAGAAGCATAAAGTTAATTAGGATCATTACCTCCATTTTTCCGAAACCTCCATCTTAAATTTTTTCTATTCCTGTGCGTGCAAACGAAGCAGTTAGGCGCTGAAAACCATTTTTGGGGTATTGCTACCAAAATCGACAACATACATTAACGTATATCCTCGAAATGGGAAAAATCTTGAAAATCAAATGAAACAAATGCGTCGGATTTAAAATCCAGCATATCATTTTCATCCGATTTTCATTAAAAATTCAAATAAAAACTTTCTTTTATGTTGTTATTTGGCAAAGAAAATTAGAGAAGGAATTCTGCTTTTTATTGGTCTGAAAGCGTTTTATTGATAATCGAATTGAAAAAAATTAATTTTCTGAGCAATCGAGCATCTTAAAAATTTTCAACAACTTTGTGAAATCCGTAACAAAGCGCGCGCGGGCGAACATACTTTTTTAATAAAAATTTTTTATAACCCTTATAAAAAAACTTTATAATAACCATTTATCAATCAACCCTTTTCTTCTTGTAAGCGCTTCAATTCTGAAGAAACATCAGAAACGTAAGGATTCCGTTCTAGCGCAGTCTGTAGACTAATCATATTAAGTTTTCTCAAAATTTCTAGATTTTCAATAATTTCAGCATCATTCTGCGGCCTGGCGAAATGGAAATGCACATCGACATCAATATCATCATCAATCCCCAACAATTTAGCCCAAACACTAAACCTCTGTTTCATCCCCTGTTTTAGTTGCCTTGCGTTTAAAGCAGCCTTCATATCAGCTAGACTAAAAAGAAGCCTAATGCTCACTTCGCTAAGGTTGCTAATGTCTGTCTTACTCATTGACACTGCCGGAACATGGGCTAGATCAAGCAATACACTGGTCAAGGTCTTCCACAATTCCTGAAAACCTTTCACATCAAAGTTATTGCTGACGAAACGAAAATCCGCGCCATCATCAAGAACAAGCCCACTTCCGATGATGTCTTTTGGGATGTCTGCTTTCGTCAATCGCTGACCAACTAAAACGGGAATACCTACTAAGTAATGATCATAGGCGTCAAATGTGCGGCTTAAAACTTCCTCCATCGCGTCAAGAATAGGTACCCAATCCTCAAGCTCGCTTCTACCTAATAGGCTTGTTTCAGACTCATTTACATAGAGGATAGGCAACCCACTAGGATTCGCATGTGTACTGTTAAGGCTAATCTGTCCGTTAACTGTGATGTATTTTTCAACATATTCGTCATAGAAAACTGTATAATATGGAATTCCATCTACGATATAGTGCTCAATAAACGCGATGAGTTGATTATCATCATCGAAAACAGGATAGCTATCTATCGGATCGAATACTTTGGAGCGGATTACGTTATTCTCGTCCATGTAAACGTATTCAATACAAAATCCGAATTTGAGCATATTGCTCAAAATATCCCAGTCTGTTTTCTCATAATTACCTTTTCTATAGACGCTTAGAAATTTTGATGTTATTTCCTCATTTCCTGTAATTGTAACTGGATTAGCAAGCACATAACTCACCATGAAATTAAGCAATGTTTTTGCGTAATTTAAAACAATTTTAGCTGGATTATATAGCTTCCCATTAAAATTATAAGGTCTCTTGTTTAAAATTTTATGATTCCCCTCTAAGTAATCTTTAATATTTAAAATTGTATTAATCCTTTTCTGATGTTCGAACAATTTCACTTCATCCACAAACCAATCAAATTTCCCATCATAATATTTATAAACATAAGTACCAATCGACATCACCCATCCACCTCCACATAGTATTTCCCACTTTTCAACCCTTGCACAGCAAGCATTAATGCCTGCACAAGGTCAAAGTGATGCCCCTCCATTCGGTTTTCGCCGCGTTCGCCGTACAGTTGCATCTGTTGAAGAGTATCCTTGCAATGAATTCGAATTAATCCTTTCTCGAAGGCTTCTTTTAGGTCTGTGATGGCCATTGATTTTGTTACTGATGATTGAGTCCAGCCCAATTGTAATTTATTGCGCCCTTTCTCGAAAATTCTATGTTTAAAAATATTTAAATAAGGCTCTTCAGTTTCCTTCCTCAGTCTTTCTAAAACCGCAGTGCCTAGTCCGTTTCTTTCGATTACTAACAATGCATAATTAAAAAACAAACCCAAATCCTTAATAATTTCGGTAAATTCATACACAGGCACATCATTTCTACTGAACGTCGCTACCTGTTCCCCTTCTTCATCGACAATACTTATCGCGCTAGCGTCTACTCCGCCACCTGAAGCGACGTCAATGCCTGCGTAATAGCGTTTTTTTGGTTTGGGTAGATGAAAAATATTCAACCCGCGTCCTATGTATTGGGTTAAAGACGCGGGCAAAATAGACGCGCATTCATCATGGGTTAATGCAGGCAAAGCAGCATTCATATGTTCCAAAATTTTCGACTGACTAAACACTGTCCGCGATGTACTGATGAATGCCTGCGTATCTGTAGCGGGGTATTCTTGATAAAACATATGTTTTGGCTTGTCCTGCAATATCCATTGCCTCCACATTAACATGCGAAGCGTACATCCCATTTCGTGTAATTGACGCTCTTCCTTGTCTAAATCTTTTTTACTCAAAGGTAAGCCTTTGTTTTGGCTTTTATACCAATCCACAGCCTGGTCAATATCATATTTAAACTGCTTTTCGAACGCGCTAGAAAAAAACGGGAAGAAAAATGCCTTATACTTTGAATTTCCTTTTTTGGCTTTCGTATATAATTGCCAAAAAAAGTTATGACCATTCGCTGTCGTTTCAAGCACAATTCGCGCTTTCTGATTTTTCATTAAGGCAGGCTCAAGCGCATTCAATACACCCTGAAGGTCGTCGTAAAAAGCGCACTCAGACAGCAGGATGAACGTCAGCGTCATTCCTCTGGCTATTTCGTTGCCGTCTTTTTGATTTGTGGTAGTGCTAATAATTTTGCTTCCGTTAGAAAAAACTAATTCATCGCGATTATCGCGGATTACATCAGGAAATACACCCTTATATTTTTGACGCGGGAGATGCTCATTCATTCGTTTTAATTTGTTAAAAAGGTCTTTTGCGCTTGTCCCCACATATGAGACAATCAAAGATGTCGAATACGGCATTGTCACAGCCACCCACAACGCATAGGCTAAGCTTAATGTCGTAAAGCCTAATTGTCGCGGTTTTAAGATGATATTAAATCTGCTCGCATTGTCAACAAAATAACGTTGCTGTTCGTTAAATTTAAATGGCACAATATTACCATCGTTATCTATAATTTTCACAAAATTTAAACAAAACAGCTCAAAATCATTTAATATTTTTTCTAATTTTTGTTCTTTGGTCATCGGAGTCCTTCCCATCATAAACACCTCATCATACAATCAAATCATCACTTTCATCTTCTTCCTCTTCCTGTTTGTGTTTTTTATTTTTTTCGAAGAATTTTTTCGCGTCTGAAAACTGCGACGCGACTTCTTTTGAAAGTTTCAGGTAAGCGTCTATCGCCTTCAAATCGCCTTCTTTTACTTTCGACTCTAAAAGCTGATACATCGACACCAGGTCTTGTGAAAGTTTCATATTTAGTGCAGCAACAACAGCATGTTTGTATTCTTCGGTTCGTTCCCATGCACGATAGGCGTCGAAGGATTTTCTCTGGATGTATTTTAGGAATTCCTCTTCCGATTTTTGCGCTAAAATTGGGTCGATTTTTAGTTTCCAGAAAAGATATACTTTTTTACGCTTGGGTAATGTGTCTAAAATGTTACGATATTTTTCTCGCATTTTTGATTTCCTCCTTTTTTTTAAAAAATTGAAAAATAAAAACGCTCCGCAGAAACGGAGCGTCTAAAAAATTTGTCACTAAAAAAAGTGACAAATTTTCATGCTTCAGCCCAGGCATAATCTGCTTTCTCTATTTTTTTTTCAAATTCAAAATAATCTTTTAAATTTAATTTAGATTTTTTATTCAAAAATTCTTTTACTATTTGTTTTTGCATTGGCGTTTTGATATACTTTAAATAAAACACCTTTACAAGACAATCGCCATAATCCTCCGGATTTTCTCCACGATCAAGTGTAAAAAAGATTGCCTCAATATCGCTAATATCTTCACCATCATAAGGTTTTAGTTCCGCTGTTTTAGTTTTAATTATCGTTTTATTCGTTCTATAGCCCATTTTAAGCGCGTCTGATTCTTCTTTTCCTTTCTGTTCACGTTCTTGTCTTGCTATGATGGTTTTTGCCTCACTGATCAATGATTCGATAGCTTTCTGACCGCGTTCAGTTTCCATTATTTTTTTCATTTTCCTTTCTGCTACCATCTTTAATTCTTCATCTTTTTCTTTATTTTTCAAATAGTAAACCATTTCATCAACCTGTATGATGCCATAGGATTTCCACTTTTTGATCATTTCTTCTCTTTCACTATTAACATCATTTTTTATGTCTTCATTAAATTCCTTTATTTTTATACTTTTTTCATCTGTTCTATAGTTATTCTTTTCTTGTCTGACTTCTCCTTCTTCTGTCAGATAATATCTTCCGCTTTCTTTAATGATCAATTCTTTTTCTTCCATTTTCTTGATAATATTTTTCGCTTGTCGATCGCTGATATTTAAGACATCCGCAATTTCAACAAATGACATTGGTCGTTTCGCTCGTTTCACGTAACAACCTAATTTAAAGAAAAGCCCTTTTTCATTTGGTTTTGCTTTACGACTAATTTTTTCAAAAAATGAATATGATATATTCTCATATCCTTGTTTAATGTATTCCTTTTCATCTTTTAATTCAATTTCTAAAAAATTTAATTTTTTCGCTCTAACAATCGAAATAATTCCTTTTTGTTTCAGGCTTTTTATAATTTTTATGATTCTTTTTCTATTTTCCTATTTAGATGCTAAAAACTGTATCTGTTCTTCTAGTAGCTGAATGTTTGTAATTACACGGTTTCTGAAATGCTTGCTTTCGTGCACGCGTAAAAAGAAATAAAAGTAAAGTTCTTCTTCATTTAATTCGCGTAAAAATTGATTCGGAATTTTAATCACAAAATCTGTTGACATCTTTTTTCCTCCTGTTAATGTTTTGTTTTTTTCTTTGTTTCTTTAATTAGTGTATTAAAAAATGTATTTTAAAAATGTAGTATATAATATTTAACTGTGAAATTTTCTTCTTTTTTCGAAAGAAAATTTCGGATTCAAACTTCAAATTTAGCAGAAAATTTCGGATTGAAATTGCGAATTTTGAAGAAAATTTCGCTTTGAAACTTCAAAAAAAGAAGAAAATTTCGGATTGAAATTTTATTTTTGAAAGAAAATTTCCTTTAAAAAAACTGAAAAAAATAAGCGGGAATTAAATGACCCACTCTTGACGCTCTCGCTTTTTTGAAAATTTTAATTCAAACCCGGACTGCCATGTTCCTTTTTTTCGTTCTTTTTCCTTTAAGTCAACTAATTCGTAAAATAACTCCACATTCTGTTCTGTAACAGGATAGGCGATGTAGTCTAAACTTTTCGCCTTAAAATCAACCGCGTAAAACAACGGCTTCGCGCCATGTTGTTCGAAAAATTTCTTTTCTTTCCATGAAAAAGCATAGACATAAGCAAGCGGAAAATCATCAAGAATACTTTTCTGCTTTTTCTTTCTCGGCATAGGCTCCCCTCCTTTTTCGCGTAATATTATAGCATATCTTGGCTTTATTTGTCAATGTTTAAGGCTTACAAACCGTAATCGAATCCTCAAATCAGTTTAGATCAATTCTAGACGCTGTTACTTTGAAATTTCCAGTACAAACCGTTTCTGCGTTGCCGACGATATATTCTTTTCGGCCTGTCGGCGATAGTTCATAGTATGATCCGTTTTTATGCATGATTTTTACGTTATCGCCGGTAGCATCGACTTCAATCACTGTACCTGACGCATGATTGATTTTCGCGCGGCCTGTGACGTTAAGGTTTAGGTCTGTGCTGTTTAATTCGATTTTTGCTTCTTCGGAAAAAATCTGAATTCCATCATCTGTTAATTTTAAACTTCTTTCTTTTGCATAGTTGCTGTTGAAATATTTAACATCCAATCCTCCATTATACTTTTCGATGTAAGCAACTGCAGATTCATACCCATCAGGTCTAGTGTACATACCATCGCCTTCACATTGAGATTGCCATGTGCGAATCGGTCGTAGATCTGGAATTTTTTTTTGACAGGAAAAAATTCCCCTGCGCCCTAAACGATAGTACGTCATCGTTCCTCCGCATTGTTCGTTTGCCGCAGCGCTAAAACCTTCCACTAGTAGTTTTACTATATCTTTTTTTCCGAAATTAGCATCTACTATTGAAAAAACTGTTTTTCCGCCTTTTCCTATTGTGTAAATTGAATGTTTTTCTGGTTTATTCCAGTACAGTTTTACTTGAAAATTTTCTGCACTGTCGATAAGTGCTATTCGCCATTTTTGATCTTGAAGTTTGATTGGGATCATCGCCTGTAAAAAATGCGGGTTTTCGGGAATTCCTCTATCTTCGATATATTTTTCTCCTTCTTCTTTCATAAAGTTAGAAATTTTCATGATGTTTGTAGTTTTCTTTTTTTTGATTTTCTTAGCAACGTTTTCTGCTAGTTCCGTAATTCCAGATATATAAGCAATAAATCCGTCAAAATTATAAATTTTTTGTTGATTATCATCTATTTTGTAATAAATCCCATTGATTTTCGCGCAAACGCGAGAATCAGCCGCAAAATGCAATGTTTTTCCGTCTTTTTCAATAATTGCAACACAAACACTCATCAACGATCCCCTTCCCAATTGTCAATGATCTGTTTATACTTAAACCATACATATTTTGGAAAATTAAGGTAACCGCTTTCATACTTACTGATGGTTGAAGGGCTTCTATCCAGTTTTTTAGCGACATCGACGATTTTAATTCTTTTCTGTAAACGCTTTAACCGATATTCTTCTCTTTCGTTCATGTCAATCACTCCCGGAAAATTTTTGATTAAAAATTAAATTAAAAAGAGGGGGAGTTAATCCCCCTCATGATTAAATCACATACTGCGCGACAGCCTTAGGCGTTGCGACTTTTAACGTTGCTTCTGCGACGACATGACCGCGTTCAGCGTCGCCGATTTTTCCTAGAAGTTCGAAGGTCGGATCGCGTAGCCAAACTAATGCGACATACTCAAGCGGGAAGATAGTAAGCTTATTTGGTGTTGCATGGCGGCTTAGCACAAACTGAACATTGCCAAAATCAGTCTGAAGAACGTCAACTACAACGCCCCATTGGGTAGGTTGATTTACATATCGATGAGAATTTTTGTATAGTGCATTGATTTGGCTTTTAATTGTCGCATTGCAAACAGCAATATATGTGCCGTTAATGCCGTTATCCCAAAGCTTTTGTACAGTCTCGATTAATTCATTTTCATCGACAACTCCTGTTGTTGCCGCATTAACGACATTCGCGCTGTCTACCCAGTTCTCAATGCCGCGCATGCGTCGGATATACGGCGTTGTGCTGCCATCATTGTAGACGCCGGAAGTCACAGCCTTTTCAATGGCTACTTTAACCTCAACCAGCCGGTCGGCAACCTCAGACGCGAATAGATCGCCAATGCTTTTTACGGATGAGGCTAAGGCGGAACCAGAGATAGAGACGCCTTTCTCGAAAATTTGGCAGACATTGGAAAGTTCAGCGCGTGCTGAGCTATATACTGTAACATTCTCATTACCTTCGGCGACGCTGATGTCCGCTGTATCGTCTAGCGTCTTAGCGCGCCAGCTATGGACAGGCGCAGTTGCCTGCTCAACTCGACGGTTGGCCAAAAGTAAGGATACTAGCGGCGTATCTTGGACGCCTACAACCGCGATTTCGTCGGAAAGACTGATTACTTCTTTAGATGTAAAGTTTGATGTTTTGAGCATGATTCATCACCTTTTTTATAAATTTAAATGTTTTGCAAGTGTGAGCAATGGGGGTCGCACTCAATTTTAAACCTTGTGAAAAAATTCTCAAACTAAAATCAACCGAAAAGACGGCCTAGCTTGCCGCTGATCCGGCTTAAAACGTCGCCCTTTTCTTCAGACGGGCGATGATCCGCTGGGATGTAACGATTTTTCACTTTGTGCTTTTCAAGCGCATCTTTTAGCTTTTTGATTTTTTCGTCGATTTCTTTTTCGTCATTGACGTCGAAAAAATCGACGAATTCTTCTAAGCCCATGCTACTGAGCGTCGCGACGACTTTCGTTTGTAGAAGTTCAGCCTTCAGACGTTCGACTTCGGATTTAAGCTGTTCGGTTTCGTTTTGGTTTTGGTTTTGGTTTTGAATTTCGTTTTTTACTTCTTTTCCTTCTTCCTTCTGGATTTCTTCGGACATCCTTATTCCTCCCGTAGAAAATTTTTGATTTTGAAAGAAAAAATTTTTTGGGAGCGACGATTTTGTCGCCCCCAACAAAAACACAAGAACAAAAAGACGTTGTGGAAGCAGGTATTGAATTAGAAAGGGGGAAGGAAAAATTCCTTCCCAATAGTGTTATAATGTGCATTTTTCTGCCGATTTTTTTGCAGTTTTTTGTCGGGGAAAAAATTCCCCTCATAAGTGTTAAAATGTACTTTTTTCGACTGATTTTTTTGCACTTTTTTGTTAAAGAAATGATTATGATGCTTTTGGAAAGATTTTAATTTTTTCTTTCAAGTTTTCTAATGAGTCCACAAGTTCGTCAACAGAATGCGAAAATTTAACCCATTCGATCAGTTCCTTTTTCAACCCTTCAAAAGCTTCCTCCCATGTTCTAAAAAGATACCCATAAGTACGTACCCGAAAATTCTGCTTCTGTTCTTGCTCGAATTTTTCGACTTCATCGCGTTCGCCGCAGACGAAAAATACTGACTTGAAAAATTTGTCTTTTTCCTTTTTTTCGACGAAAAGCGTCCCAGCGAAATAAGGATGTTCAGGGGAGTAGTTGTACTTTGTCATTTTTTATTCCTCCTTTATAAAGTAAACATTCGCTAAATCGCGTAATGCTTCTTCTTTTGTTTCATCGCATAGAATGTCGAGCGCCAAAAGACTAAACACTTCTTTAAACATTTTTTCTTCATTTTTATGAAAATTTTCAAATACATTTCTGATCTTATATTTCTTCTTTATATCGTTTATTTGCTCAACAACTGAATTTTTTTGTCCAAAAAGCATTATTCTTTCGATTTCTTTTTTCTCAAAATCAGAGAAGTAATAACAACTTGCGACAGTGTAATCTTGATGTTCATCGTCGAAGAAAACGAAATGAAAATCTTCGCGCAGACTACGCTTCAGGTTAGCGTCATCGTCAAAATATCGGTCGATTAATTCTTTAAGGTTTTCTCTAAAAACTTCAAAACATTCCGCGCATGTCCCTGTTTTTTCCCAAATATGATACCTACCTGCTAAATCACTGAGAATATTCCGCCTTTCAGCGTAAATTTTTTCGAGATGGCCAAAGTAAGTCGTCACCCTAGGCACACTATGCGGATTTCGGGCCTGCGCAATGGTCAATGTCGCGTATTTGCGCATTTCGCTTTTCCTCCTCATTTTTCGATTTTTCTTACCCGCAAGGCGCCTGCTCTACTGCTGAGGATTTTTTTCAGTGGTGTCGCTACAGCATGTTGGTCGCGCAGGTCTTTTTGAGTGATATTTAAGTATCGCTTCGTCATGCTCAAATCTGTATGGCCTAATAAAGCCTGCAACGCAAAAGCATGTCCGCCACTGCGAAGAAATTCGAGTGCAAAGGCATGGCGCAGATCGTAGGGTCGGATTTTGATTCCGAGTTGTTCAGCATATTTTTTCATTCGATTTTTCCACGTGTTTTTGTTCATGATAGTCCCGTCTGCCGAGCAGAAAACGGGTAAATCTTTCGGCCACTTCGGATGACGTGCTTCGATTAGTTTTTCGATCGCTCGAACCGTTGTCGGCGAAATGGGCAACGTCCTCGACATGCGGGTTTTCGCGATTTCTGCGCGAACATGCACGAGTCCGCGATTTAGGTCAAAATCGTCGATCAATAGATGAAATGCTTCTTTTGGACGAATACCTGTGTCGAGTTGAAAAAGGATTAAAGCATAATCGCGCAGTCCTGCAAATGTGCGCTGATCGGGTAATTCGAGCAGTTCTTTCAGCTTTTCGACTGGAATATCGACGATACGCGGTTGTGCTTTTTTTGGCTTGATGTTTTCGAGTGGGTTTTCGGCGATATATCCCTCCTGTTTACACCACTTCAAAAAAGCGCGAAGATAGATCAGACGAAGATTTCGAGTCGCGGGTTGGTTGGCTTCGGAGATGTGGCGGAGAGTCGCTTCTTTTAGTTCGTCCTGGTCGTCCCAAGCTTCCGGATAACGTCGAAAAAAGTAGTTGACATGGCGGCGATAATCTTCGAGAGTCGTTTCACTTAGCCCAGCAGCTTTTTTAACAAGCAAAAACCTTTCTAGTGCTTTTTGCAGTTCAACTTTTTTTCCCAAAGAAAAATCCCCTCCTTTTGATTGAGGGGATCGTCTACGCTTCCTGAGCATCGAAAATTGATTTTTTTGATGCTCAGGATTGAATTTTTTGAGGGTTAAAAAAACAAAAAATAAGCAGAATATGCGGTCGAGAGGAGTCGAACCTCCACGGGTTGTTAGCCCACTGGAACCTGAATCCAGCGCGTCTGCCAATTCCGCCACGACCGCATGAGAATGTCGCGTGCGAAGCTGATGATACCACAGGTCATCGCCAGAAGTCAAGGCTGATGTCGACCGTTTCCCCTCGTCAGGTTGATTGGATTCGTTTTTCGCTTCGCCTGAATCCAATGTGCCTGCACGCGGTGACAACAATATAGCACAAGTTCGGACTGTAGATCAAGTTTGAGGATCGACCGGGTCCGCGTCAAGACTCGGTAGAACACGGTCCAAATCAGCGGGCCGCCGTCGCGGCTTTCTTCCTCAGCGTGGCGAAGTGTTGGACGTCCTCGTTTCGCCCCCGGAATTCCTGTCGCACGCTCGAACGGGACGCTACACGCCACACATTTTCTTCTTTGCCCGTATCGTTTTCGAACCGTTATAATGGTGAAAAACCGGGACTGGCGGAACCCGCCGCCGTGATCGCCGTGAACCGCGCCGAAATCGAACGGATTCTCTCCGAAATCGACCGCACCCTTGCGGCCAAAAACCAAACCATGGATCTCGTGCTGATCGGTTACAGCGCCATCCTGCTGGCTGGTGGGCAGAACGCGGCACGGACGACCTCAACGCACTCGAAACTTCGGATTCGCGCCTTTTGCTTCAGCACGGAATTCATGTTTTACCCAAACATTGATTTCATTTCCACCCCCAATACCAAACAAGACTTCATCAACTGAAGGGTTACCGCTATTTGCTGTTTCTGCTTAAACTCGACGCCGGTCGCCCGAAAGATCTGCAGGACATCCGCGACATGATCCGCTCCGGCCTGGTCTATAAAACCGTCATGGACGCATTGTTTCGCGAATGGAAAAGCCGGTGGTACCCCGCCTGGAACGAGATCGACCGCATTTACGAAAGCTTGTGGGAGGAGCGGGACAGATGA